GTCCAACTCTTGAATTGCCATTCTCTCAAGTTGCATTGTTCGGGACTTACCTTCTATCAACTTGATGGCACGAACATAGTGGTCGTTTCCAGCAATCGCCTGTGCGATTTCCATTTTTGCCTGTGCCTGTTGGTCTTTTGCCAACTTGTTGATAGCGTCGGAAGCATCACCGATAATGTCACTCATTGTTCGCAACTCACCGTTTGCGCCCTTTGTAGCGACACCGTATTTTTCCAAAATTTTGCTGTTGTTGCCCGTGTCAGCACCAAGACGAGCGTACATCATTTTGAGCGCACGACCGGCTTTTCCTTGTTCCTCACCGGCTTCAATCAGCGTAGCAGATGCCGCCGCCATGTAAGTGATTTCGTCGCCAGCCAACTTAGCCGAAGAAGCGAATTGATTCATCACGAAGGTCACTTGGGCCATCGTTGCAGACGACCGGTTTTCAACGGTGTTCAGTTGGTTAAGAAGTGTAATGCTGTTGTTACGAACCACATTCGCTTTTTCTTCTGCTGTTAGGCGGTTGTATTGTGCTTCTGTCAATTCACCAAACATAAAGCCTGTCTGCTGTTGAAGTGCAATCATCTTTTTCATGGCTTCTTCGGTTTCCATGCCACCGACCATACCGAAAGCAATACCAATTTCGGTGGCCGCAGGGATAGCCGCACCACCGCCGACAACCGACGATAACTGCGCCATTTTAGCACCAGCGGCAAGGGCTTGGTCACCAGCGAAACCAAACTGCAAACCGAGGTTCTCAATCTGTCGCCCCATAACTTCGGCATCATCAGCGGCGGAAACGAATTTTTCAAATTCAATGCGGGCGTAGCCTATTTCTTGAGCAAGAGGAACGGTGCTGTCAACTACCTCTTGAAGTTGTTCGGCTATCAATCCAACGCCTTCTGTGATACCCGACAAACCGTCAAGCACCAACCCCTGCAACACAGTGATTTTGGCTTGTGCGTCTCCAATCAATCGCGTGGCTTGGAACGAACCGACTACATCAAAGAAAATACGGGATGCACCAGCCCGTAAAACGAGCATGGTCATTGTGGCAAAAAGAAGCACCACAGGCATGAAGGACAGGAATAACGCTTCTATCAACTTCAACCCTCGCTCAACTATTTGCTACGCTCTAAGGGCAAGCCTAAGCCCTGCAATAACGACACCGTTTCGTTGTCGTTTAATAATTGGCGTTGTTGCCTTCTTTGTTTTAATCGGGATGCCGCACCTTTACCATCAAACTTCTTCTTTGACTTTTGTGTAGCATCGGTGATTTTGTCATTGATGTCCATAGCAACGAGCAAATCAATACTCATGCGCTCTTGACCGCCTTCACAATCATACCTGTCCCACAATTCCGAGGGAAGCGTTCCCTTGTACGCCATGCAAAGCGTCGGGGCTACTCGGAAGAATTGTCCAAAGGGGGCGCACCATCCGGGTCGTCCCCACGCACGAATCCAAGAATCATTCGCAACTCTTCGCTGGTCAATGAATCAATGTCAAAGTCTTTTGGCTCAACGATGGATTTTGGAATCCATTCTCGCATTTGATGTTCAAGACCTGCGCCTTCTCGCTCCAAAGCATCAGCAAATTGCTTTTGTTGTTCGTCAGTCCATTCGCTGGTGTCCACGCCAAAGTGCATGTGTTCGCGAAAAACCTTCGCTTGGATGTTCTCAATCCTTAACTTGGTCATACCACCTGCTTGTCGGCAGGTGATTTTTGTTCCGTCGTCCAGTTCAAATTCTTTTGTCAATACAGGCATTCTTTTCTCACTTCTCTTTCCTTTTAGGGGAATACTACACTTATGCTATAATGGCAACAACTGTGCAGACCACAATGTTGCTGTCTTTCTTTCTGCTTGTGGACGCATTGATGATAATGTCGTCGTTTGCGATTGCGGCTCGCAGGGCCGTGGTCACAGCGGCGGCTGTTCCCTCAAAGGACAAGACCGTTAATTTGGTCTTGTCGGGAATCACAGTGCCGCCATTGTTTGCCATTCAAACCACCTCAATATGCGGCTGATTGAGCGTTGTTCATGACAACATCCATCATCTTGCTATCATCGGGGCTGAAAAGAGCGACGAAAGGCACAGTCATGGTTTGTGTATCACGGCCCGACACATTGGAGTCGGGTGCTTCAAAGCGGATTTTGTAAAAGTTAAACACCAAAATGTCAGCAGTTGATTCATCGCCAAAGGAAACCTTCAACTCAACTCCACTGCCGTTAAATTCAAGCCCGTCTGCGGCTGTCAATTCAGCGTATGTTGGTTCGCTTTCAGCGGCAGTATGAATGATTTTGTTGAACTCAATGGTTCCGCTCACTTCACGGCGTTGGAATGGGGGAAGGCGCGTGTAAGTTGCATCACCAAGACCACAGGCGTTGTCTCCATCACGGTTCATGTTGATGTCAAACGAGATGGACTTCACAAGGTTGGAAGCGGTGGTATCTCCGTTAAAGAAAACCTTGGCGTCAGCGAAGTAAAGCGGGTCAGCAGTGTTAAAGGAAGGACTGGAAGCACCAATAGCGGCAAGTCCACTTTCTGCTTTACCCATAAAAGATGCAGAAATCATAGCATACTCGTTTAGGTTTGCGCTCACAGACATGCTGTCCACGGCAACGCCCGTGTAGGTGTGTTCTTTTTCTTCACGGCCAATTTTCATAGTAAAAGAACGGTCTGTTCCAGCCTCGGTAAAAGTGTGGGTGTAGGTTGGGCTTGAGCCAGTCACCGTGTCGGTTGGGAAAAGACCGGTCAAAACAGTTCCCAAAAAATTGTCGGGAAGCATAGCCATGTTGATGTCGCCTTCGCTGTATTCTTTGCCCGTGTTGGACTTGGCCGTTCCGTAGCGGCTCATATCCGTTCGTTGCATGACATCGTAGGTGTGCTTCATGGACTCGTCGTCAACTTCACCAAAAACATAACCCGAAGTGGGGTCGATTCCATACAATGTTTCTTTAACAATGCCAACATATCGGTTATTGAATCCGCTCATGTATTCACCTTCTCGGTGTTTCAACTACCGATGAGTTGATATTTAATGGTTTCATCGGTGTCGCATATTGAGACGGCGCATGTAAGTCAAAGTAAGCAAATGTGTGCAAACCGTTGTTTCATCATCGCTTCGGGTCTGCAACTCCAACTGATATTCATAGAGACTGTCCGTCGTTCCATTCAAACCTGTGGTGGTGTATAACTCATCAAAACATTCACCTAAAATGTTAAGACCCAAACGGTAAGCATCCTCATAGGTTGTACCACGGGTGGTGACATAAATAAGAACATCATACTCTTGGTCAATCCGACCGCCACCAAGGGCGGCAAAGGTGGGCGACCCAAGGCCACGCAACAACACATGAATAAACGGCGGTATGCTTCGGGAAAGCATTTCCTGTGAGATGTCATAGCCGTATCGGATTGAGCCAGCATCAAGGTAAGTCTTGAGATGCGCCCTGCGACTGTTGCGAAGCGATTCCACAATGGATAGACCCATGCGAAGCAGGGTGTCGGTAGCCAAGTCGGAGGGGGCCAACTCAAGTGGGGAAAAAGCACCCTTGTCTGTTGCATACACCGAGGCCCACTTAATGTTGCCGCTATTGTTTCCCCATTCTATGTTGCGAGAGGAACCACTTGCACCAACAACCGATAGATAGACCGTTTGTGCGTCGTCGTCTTCAATCATTTCACGCAGATACAGACGAGCGTTGCCGGAAGCGTCAAGCGTCAATCGGAGAGCAAGGGGAACAGGGTTTTCTTCGGCCATCAATGGGTCAAGGTCAATGCTGGTCACTGTTGTAGCACCAACCAACTTTACTTTTGTTCCAAAAACCTTTACCTCCACTTTCTTTGTGCCGTTATCCAAAGACATGAGGATTTCATCGTTGCTTGGGGTGCTGGTGTATTGAAGCACCGTAAAAAGCGTATAAGCGTCGGTTGTGGGCGTCACATTGTATCGGGCGTCGGTGACTACCCAATACTTGTCCACTTCGCTTGCGCCGCTTCCTGTGGCCGTCCAAGCGTTGTTGTTTTCACCCGTGGGGGATGTCGGGTCTTCACCGTTTAAACGATGATTCCAAAATTGTTCTGTTGTTGCTATCGCCATCATCCAACCCTCTTTTTCATTTCACGCTCAACTGCGCCTTTAATTCTTGCTTGAAAGGCTCGCTCGGCAACACCAAGGAAGTCCAAGGCAGGGAAGCCATAAAAATACGGAGGGCGGGGGAACCACGGCGTTTTGCTTCCTTTGCGACCAACTTGACGACTGTGTTCAGCCGCACCACTTGAGTTCCAAGTAAATGTTTTTGGGCTAATTCCTTCTTGCAAGGATTGTGCTATATTCCATCGTCGTCCGTTATCATCGGGACTGGTATGAACACCAATACCAATTTCACCACC